TCCTGCCATATTCGATTCTGAATTTCCATCAGATCAGCAGGAAGGCTGGGAAGGAGCAACTCAGTATCCTCGAATCTGCTATCGAATTGATATGCAGGTTAATCAGGAACGTTCGTCATCAGGAACATTATATATTGCGATTTATACAGATAAGACCAGTACTGTTATTGACGAAATTGAGAATACTGTAAGACTCCGGCTTCAGGATGTACTTATGAAACCAGACGGAGAGGCTCCTTTCTGTGTAGCATGGGCACGTACAGAATCATATGCGATAGAGGGAAAGGAGGTCTGGTGCAAGGAGGTGGCATTTGACATACTTGAGTATCCGGACCAGCTGAGTACGGATCCAGATCCTGTTCTTGCAGTAGCGGCATATATTAAGCAGTTATTCCCTGAAACGGTAGTTCTTGGAATAGACAGTATAAGTGATTTTATTGAGACGTCAAAGACACCTGTATTTTATTGCAGATTAGCAAATATACAGAAAACAACGGGCCACTGCATGAATACAATTGCATGGTTCATAGGAAAGGTCGCAGTACACTTGATTTATCCGGGGGCTGGTACCAGATTGAAGACTCTGGCATCAATCAATCAAAGAATAGCAATAGACGAAGAAATCATTATGTTGGATGATTCCCCTATGATTATTTCACAGATGGAATTAAATAATAAGGCTGATTATCTTAGAGAAGGTCAGCTGACCATAACTGGTAAATATGGATGCCTTCGCGGAAATGAAAAGAAACACAATCTTTCCGGAATTGGCATGGATTTTACAGATTGAAAGGAGAAGCAATGGCAGAAACAAAGAAAACAAATGCTCCGGAAGAAACAAAAGAAGTTCTTCTGGCAGAGAAAGAAACGGAATATGGGGTAGATGAGCTGATTGCCGCACGCGATCAGCTTTTTTCTTGCCCTGATTGCGCGATGGTGGCACTGAAACTGTCAAAAAAGAAAAGCATGACTGTTTCAGAAGCTGAGAAGCTTGTCGAAGAATTTATGAAGAAGGAGGTCAAATAATGGCGGAATATTTCCAGATTCCTGAAGTAGGTACAAAAGTTCGACCAGGAAGTTACTTCAACGTAGATAAGAATGGTGACGATGATTCTTTCGGGGCAATTGACGGAGTTGTTGTAGCTGTGTTTAAAGCAACGTTTGGACCAGTAGATAAAGTAACAGTCTTAGAGAGAGGAGACGATTACACAACAATCTACGGAGATGGATTAACGACTGACCTGATTCGTGAAGTTCTGTATGGTGGTGCAAAGAAAGTTATTTGCTGTCGCCTTAATGGAACGGGCGGAGCTGTGGCGAGCGTAAGTCTTGCAGCTGCAACTGGAAAAATTAAGATCACAGCAAAACATCCAGGAGAGATGCCATTTTCTGTAACTATTAGAAACCGCTTAACTGACAAAGACAGGAAAGAATGCATTATCTATACAGGAACTACTGAATTTGAAAAAGTATATTTTTCAGCAGGCGATAATGAAGCTGCAAGTCTTGTAAGTGCTTTTGCAAATTCAAAGAATTTCACGGCTAATCTTGAAGAATCTGCAAAAGGAATCATGACTAATGTGAATCAGACAGCGTTTACAGAAGGAAAGAATCCTACAGTAGCAACTGCCAATTATTCAGCTGCTTTTTCACAGGCAGAAAAATATTTCTTCAATACAATTTGTGTTGATACAGAAGATACAGCAGTACATGCGCTGTTACAGGCATTTCTGGACAGAATTTATGAAACCAGTCAGTTTGGGATTGGAGTTGTTGCAGAGAAAGATAACAAAGATTTAGACGAAAGAATGAATGCGGCAGCAGGATTTGATGGTGAGAATATAGTTTATGTTCTCAATCCAAAAGTCTTTATCAATGAGGGAACTCTGGATGGATATCAGACTGCCGGCTTGATTGCTGGACTTATTGCAGCAACTCCTGCAAATCAGGCAGTGACTCATATGGTGATTACTCGATATGTAGATCTTGCAGAACCGCTTACAAATACTCAGATTATAAAAGCGGAACT